TCTTGCACAGCGATCCGGAGATAGCAACATGACAGAATCAAAATTATATGGCACATCTAAGATAAGTTATCAAGATGTTGGAGAAGCCAGACTAATAATTAAACACAATGAAAGCATTGACCAAACTTCACCTACAGGGCGTAACAGAAGCATTGGAAAAATTTACGTAGAATCACCACAAGGTGAACGTTTCTTATATCCATACAAACACCTAAGTGGTGCTAGAGCAATGGCTAGACATTGTGCTGAAGGCGGTAACGCATACGATGACTTTGGTAAACACATTACAAGTCTAAGTGAAGAATTAGCAAAACTTAGAAAGTTCAAAAATTACATGGGTCGCTCTAGTGTAATGGCAGAAAGTCTAAGTGAGTATATGGACGTTGTTAAAGACCGTGTTGCGTCAGTTAAGAAAACAATTGAATCATTACAAAAGCCAAAGTTTTATGCAGAAGCATTTGAAGCATTTGCTCCGGTTGTAATGGAAGATGTACCAGCAGACGTTGCTGAAAATTGGATTGACCAATTAACTATTAGACAGTTTAATGAAGAACTGTCAGATGTATTTCCATACATTTACAAATTAGTAAGTGAAGCAAGTAAAGCAGAGGATATTAATCCAGACGACTTAGACGAGTCAGGCTTACAACGTTACACAGGTATTAAGAAGTACGGCAAAAAAGGGTTTGAAGAATTACAAAAAGCAGGACGTGAGGGTGCAAGCGAAGAAGAAAAAGGCAAAATCAAAGACAAACATTTAAGCAAAGAAGAAATGGAAATTGAATCAGCGTTTGAAGAAATGATGGGCCAGTTTGCTGAAGGCGAAATGAAATGGAAGCAAACTAGTATGTCACCAGAAGAAGCTGTAGCAAAGTACGGCAAAGAACACGTAAAAGTTAAAAAAGGCGGACTTAACAACGGTGACGATATGGTATCAGTACATGTTGCAGATGAAAGTTTTGACCCACAGTCAGAGCCAAGCAAGCAAGATATGATGGCAGACGAGTTTATGACAGCATATGAAAAAGGTGGTGAACCAGCACTAGCAAAAGCAATGGGCATAAGCGATCAAGAACTTGATCAAGAAATTACTGAGTACGGTATGGAACACGGCTTACATGCTGATGACGATAGAGATGATATTATCCAAGGTGTTATTGAACAAATGATCGATAACATGGACGAAGGTAATGCATATGCACACGCTGTAAAGAAAGCCAAAATGAATGGTAAGAAAAAAGGCGACAAAGTAGACGGTCCAGACGGTGATGAGATTACACTTGAAAAGGACGAAAAGACCCCATTAGGCGAGTTCATACTAAGTTACTTTGATAGAGAGAATGGGTCGTTTCCAAAAGGCGAAACAGCCGTACTAACTATGATTGAAAAAGATTATGGTGAAGAGTACATTAACCCAGCAAAACAGTTTATTGAAAAAATTAATCAAACATTCGAAGAATACCAAATGCAGGCACAGCCACAGCAAATGGAAGTAGAAGTTGATAATGATTTTAACAGAATGAGAGAATTAGCAGGTTTAAGATAATCTGCTAATACTCATAAGTTTTTTAGTTTTTCTTTAAAAAAGACTTGACTTTGTTTGTAAACCAGTATATAATATAAACTGTGCTACAAACATAATAGGCACAAAACGTAGCAATGTAGCTACAAAGCAAAACATAGGCACTTATAGGAGGCATTAACTATGGCATCATTAGCAGAAATCCGAGCAAAGCTCAAAGAACAAGAAACCCGCTCATCGGGCGGTGGACAAAATCAAGGTCCAAACCCAATTTACCCATTTTGGAATATGAAAGAAGGCGAGAGTTCAACTCTACGTTTCCTTCCTGATGGTAATCCAGATAACACTTTTTTCTGGGCAGAACGTTTGATGATCAAACTTCCGTTCGCAGGTGTTAAAGGCGAAACCGATAGTCGTCCAGTGCAAGTACAAATTCCATGTATGGAAATGTATGGCGATACATGTAACATCTTAAATGAAGTACGTGGTTGGTTTAAAGATTCAAGTCTAGAAGACATGGGTCGTAAGTATTGGAAAAAGCGTTCATACGTATTCCAAGGCTTTGTAACTGACAATCCACTTGCAGACGATCAATCACCTGAGAATCCAGTTCGTAGGTTTATTATTGGTCCACAAATCTTCCAGATCATTAAGCAGGCGCTTATGGATCCAGACATGGAAGAATTGCCAACGGATTACACAGCAGGTGTAGACTTCCGCTTAAACAAAACAAGTAAAGGCGGATATGCAGATTATTCAACATCAACATGGGCTCGTAGAGAGCGTCCATTAGATGACACTGAAATGAATGCTGTAAATACACATGGTCTGTTTAATTTATCAGACTTTCTTCCTAAGAAGCCGGACGAAACGGCACAGAAAGTAATGCAAGAAATGTTCGAAGCATCAGTAGATGGTGAAGCATATGACGCAGAACGTTGGAGTAACTACTTCCGTCCTGCAGGTATGCAAGCACGTACAGGTGATCCACAAGTTGCAGCAAGCCCAGCGGCTACAGCAACATCACGTTCACCAGAAGCACCTGCTCCAGAAGCAGCACCTACAGCGGCTCCAGAAGCAACTCCAGCACCAGCGGCTGAAGCGGCACCTGAAGCTGGCGGCAACGCCCAAGACATCCTTGCAATGATTCGTTCACGTCAAGGCTAAAAGTAGCATAGCTTCTACTAGTTAACCCAGAGCAGAGATTCACGGTTTACCTGTCAACACTCTAAACGCTAGTAGAAGCAACTTTTTATATAGGAGAAAAAATGACTAAATCATTTGATGTAAGTAAATTTAGGAAAGACTTAACAAAGTCAATCCAAGGTATGAGTAGTGGGTTTAACGATCCAACAGATTGGGTAAGCACTGGCTCATACGCACTAAACTATCTTATTAGTGGCGACTTTCATAAAGGCGTTCCGCTAGGTAAGGTAACAGTGTTTGCAGGAGAGTCTGGCGCAGGAAAAAGTTATTTTGCGGCAGGCAATATTGTAAGACACGCACAAGAACAAGGCATTTATGTAGTTTTAATTGACTCAGAAAATGCACTTGATCAAGCATGGTTAGAAGCACTAGGTGTTGACTGTGACGAATCAAAACTACTCAAGTTAAGCATGAGTATGATTGATGATGTTGCAAAAACTATAGCAACGTTTATGACAGACTACAAAGCAATGGATGAAGAAGATCGTCCTAAAGTGATGTTTGTAATTGACTCGCTAGGCATGCTATTAACACCAACCGATGTTGACCAGTTTAACAAGGGTGATATGAAAGGTGATATGGGTCGTAAGCCTAAAGCACTAACTTCATTAGTCCGTAATACTGTTAACATGATTGGTGCCCACAACGTAGGCTTAGTTTGTACTAACCACACTTATGCATCGCAGGATATGTTTGACCCAGATGATAAAATAAGTGGCGGACAGGGCTTTATATACGCTTCTAGTATTGTTGTAGCAATGAAGAAGATGAAGCTCAAAGAAGATGCAGACGGTAATAAGATCAGTCAAGTCATGGGTATCCGTGCTGGCTGTAAGGTAATGAAAACACGTTACGCAAAACCGTTTGAAGGTGTACAAGTTAAGATTCCATACGAAACAGGAATGAATCCACACAGTGGTATTGTTGAACTTTTTGAGGCAAAAGGTGTTATCGAAAAGCAAGGCAATAGGCTAAAGTATGTTAGTACTACTGGTGAAGAAATTCTTGAATACCGTAAGAATTGGACAGGTGACTTGTTAGACACTGTTATGTCTGATTATGTGTTAAAAGAGCAATCCTTGGTAAATACCTCTGAAGCAGAACTAGAAGAAGAACAACTAGTAGAAGCTGTTACAGAGGAGTAATTATGGAATTGGAACAAGCGGTGGACGTTTGGAATTTGTTTAAAGAATATGTGGACAAAAAACAAGTCGAATTAGTTGCAGAAAAGTATGTTGATTTATTAGCCGATCACGGAGTTGACGATCAGCAAATGAAAGAACTTCTTGGTAACGATAATCATCTAGATGAAGCAATAGGCTATTACTTAGATGAAGACGAGCAAGACACATATGATGACGAAGACAACGAGTGGGGTGAGTAATGGGTTGGTATAGTGAAGTAAGTCGTGACGTGGGTAGAATACCCGATGCGGTTGCGCATTACGAAAATGAACTTCTTGATGCAAAGAAAGAAGTTAAATTAGTAGGTAACGTTGAACGTGCTGCTGCATCTATGCCAGGCATTGTAGAGCATCGCTTCAATCAATTACAAGAGATTGAAGCGGTGCTACACTACTTAAATATTGAGCTACGCAGGTTGCGTAGTTCATACTTTAAAAAATATCTAGAAAATTATCAAAGAGCTTTGTCTAGTCGTGACGTTGAAAAATATGTTGACGGCGAAGCAGATGTTGTTGACTATGAAAAGATTATTAATGAGTTTGCATTATTGCGTAACAAATGGTTAGGTGTACTTAAAGCACTTGATCAAAAGCAATGGCAAATTACAAACGTTGTTAAACTTAGAGTTGCTGGGATGGAAGATGCCAGCCTTTAAGAAAGATGACGATAGATTAATTTACGAATATATTAAAGACACAGCACCGGACAACATGTTTATGTTAGACGTAGGTGCAAGAACAGGCAAATGGTGTAAGACATTTGTTACTGAATTTCCAGAAGCAACATTTCATTGTTTTGAGGCTTTACCAGAACAATACGAAAAATGCAAAAATAGATTTAGAAAAAACAACAATGTTACAGTACATAATTTTGTTATCAGCAATAACTGTAATGAAACAACTTTCTATAAAGACACAGACAGACTAGGCTGGAGCGGGTTACAAAAACACTCCTATATGGAGAACTTTGAAGAGTTAACATTACCTAGTAAAACATTAGATAGTTTTCAATTAACACCTTACTTTGTTAAATTAGATGTAGAAGGCGCAGAGCTACTAGCACTACAAGGCGCATCATTTACATTAAAAACAGCAAAAGTAATTTACTTTGAATGCAACGAAATACATACAAAAGAGTATAACTATACTAATGATCAACTGTATAATCAATTACGTAACTACGGTTTTACAGTACATGACAAACACTTAAATGAATTAACAAAAGACGAATTTGTACATCGTACAGCTG